ATCTACATGAATAATTTTGACAAAATTCTCTATGAAGTATTCAGGGCTCTCTTTACATTTCATGTATTCAGCAAGAGACTCTTCTGTCCACTCTATTTTTTGTCCAACATTTTTGAGATTGGGATTTCCTAGATATGTTTCACTCGGCACGTTTTACCTTTAAGAGTTTTTGTAATTCTGCTGTTGAACCAACAAAAACTGCATTGTTGACAAGAGTTTGTGTACCCTTTTCTACACTTAGTTCTTTTTTAGTTTTATGTAGAGCCATCAACTCTTTATTTGCATCCAATCCAGACTTAATTAATTGTCCTACTACTTCAAAAGCACGAGGATGTTCAGATTGTTTTGCAATCTCCAACATTTCCTCTACTGCGTCTTGATTTCTTTCGATTAAATTGTAGTAATTTTCACGGGCGTAATTATAATCAATGTCATCATCTTTGCCTTCTGTCTTCGGTAAAATTCTAGTTGGACTAGGCTCAGGTTTAAGTTCGGGCGTAGGAACTAAACTTGTAATTTCTAATATTTCATCTATACGATTATCTACAGAATGTGTCATTTTTCCTCAGTTGTATCATCATGCCAAATTTGACCCCTTTCTTTTATACATTCAGAGGTTAGTGGAGTAATAATATTATGTATTTCTATAGGTGGTTTATCTAAAAATTCTTCAGGTTTATATCTGGTTCTAACTTTATCACATATACAAAAACATTGTCTTGATACATCTTCTTCTTTTAATGTTTTTTTAGTTCTTTTATATTTTGTATTACCTAAAAAATAAATAGTTTCATAACAAGACTTAAATAACAATAAGATATCTTCGGTTTTATATGTATCTCTATGAACTGTTGGAACTGTATCATGTATTATTACTTCACTTTGTGGCTGAGCAAAACTCAGGCTACTAATACAAATCATACAAATTATTATAGAAATCCGGAACAACATTTCTATAGAGTCACATCTAGCCCAGTTGTCACATCAACATCTATATTATCATTAAAATATTCAAAAGTTTCTGTATAGCCAAAATCATCATTTGCGGTGACATCTCCCGGACCCGGTGTAACTGTATATCGTGATTTAATTCCTGCTGCTCCTGTTCCTGTTGAACTAGTTTCTGTTAAGAATTTCATTATTCCTGTTGCAGTTGGTGAACCCGCGTCTGCATCTAAAAGTAAATAGTTAACTGAAAAATCTGTGCTATCTTCTAAAATAATATATTCTGGAACATCTGCCTCTTCTGCGGGCATTCTAAGATTCACTATAACACTCTTAGTAACTGACCCAGACTTAACATCTGGATAAATATATCCTTTCAGTTGAAAAGTAAATGACCATAAAATTTCTCTTCTCGCAGTAAAATCACCCTCATAAGAATCTTCAACCGTAGTACTATTTAATATTATAGAAACATCAGGCTTAACATTCATAGACGGAACGAGATTCACACTAACTGTAAATTCAGGAGTAAAGAAGGGAACAATCTGTTCAAATATTTGTGCGCCATCTTCTGAACTATCTACCATTGCAGTTAGAGCAAAATCAAAATTATAAGGCACAGGATTATATTGTTTCATGAGTGTACTTGTAGATGCAGCTGTATTTGCCGCATAGACTTGACCCAGCGTATTTAATTTTCTAGTTCCATCATAAGCAATTCCGTTCATAACAAAACCCATTCTTGGAAGACTCACGGCAACACCCCCATCAGCCTGAACCGCTCTCGTCCGAAGAATTAATTTATCTTTGGCTTCGTATGCAATAGGAACTTTAATCTGTTCTGTTATAACACCAGCTGAATTTCTCCTTTGAATGTTTATATCATTGAAAAGAGTTCCAAAAACTGCTACGTATTTTCTAATAGTTTCGTGATAATAAGTTGTTCCTAACATTATAGACTCCCGAATGGATTACCTTCGGTGAAATCAATAATGGCATCTGCCGCCGCTTCTATTTCTGCATTGTCTGCAGACGCGGCTGTATCTGCAGCAGATGATTGAGCATCAAAAGAAGTAATAGAATAAGATGCACTAGAATCATTTCCAACAATGTTTACAACTCCAGAAAAGTTTCCTGTCATGTTTATGAGATTTAATAGTTTGTCAGTCGCATTCCAACTGGCCACCTCTCCTTTGACTGTAGCAGCGGCGAGTGATGCTCCCTGATAGACTTGTTCACCAACAGTATAATTACCACTCCCTGTATTCATTGTAAAATCAATTGAGTAAGATTGTGCTCGTTCAATTGCATCTATAACTTCAATACCAGTATTAAGTGATTGATCAGAATAAAAGAACATTTCACATAGAAGATCATAAACTTGTAATCCTCCAGTTTGATAAAATATGGATTCATCTTCTACAAACATTACTTGAAATAATGATCCAGTAGTAGGAAAATAAATTAGGTCTCCTTCGTGTGGTGCGTCCGCCCTTCCTTCACCTTGAACATTCAACTCTGCCCATCTACGCCTCGCGACAGTAAAGGTAATTTGATCTTTTATTTGTAATCCAAACTTCGAAATAAAATCACCCTCGCCTTCAAATCCGTCTATGGATTTAATATACATTTCAATTGTATGAGCACTATTATAAGATGAGGTATTATCATCGCCCATCAATGTGTCTTCATCATTCAATGTTCTGGGACAATAATATACATCTGTTCCAAAAGTCTGTATTGCCTCAATATTCAAATTTTCTATTAATCTTTGCTCTGGTGTATTTGTCCCATGCAGATTAAAATACTGATTTGTTGCCATTTATTATCCTATTAGATGATCTACAGGTAATTCGTACCGTAATGACATTTCTGTTTGAATAGTTTCTAATTCTGTAGTTGCATCATCATACAATTGTCTTCCATTCATCGTTACTCCACCAGGCAATTGCATTCCTTCAAACTTAGTAAGATTTTGTCCCCATTGTTTTTTCATCAATGCAGTATTATATCTTTTGAGAAACATATCACTCCAAATATCGGCATACGTGGCTGGATCAAGAATTTTATCTACTTCAACAACAATAAAATCATCTATGTCGGCATCTGTGCCCCATGAAATATCAAGATATAATTTGTCTGCATGACGGTTATATCTAAATGATGGCTGGCCTGTAAACATTTCATTAATCAACATTAAATATTCTTGTGCAATTTCAAAACCTGCTAAACCACCACTTCCCAATGAATGCATTTCAGAAAGTGCAAACTGATACTTAGAGGAAAACATAGAATTAGTTCTAGAATTATCAGAAAAGGGAATAATTCTTCGAACCCCAATAATTGCTTCGGCTATCGATATGTATTTGTTATCAAAATCTCCGATTGCTGTCGCAGTCGATGCATGAGTTGTTGCGGTTGCTGAACTTGTATTACCTGTAATAGTTTCGCCAGTAGAGAATGTTGTAGTAGTATTTGCATAAAACGTATTACCATCTCCGCCCGATTTAACTTCTGGGTCTTTGTATCTTAAAGTAGTATTAGCACTATGATATGCGTGTACTGTTGCTTGAACACCACTTGTTCCACCAGTAATTATTTCACCATCTGTAAACGTATCGCTCGGCGCGCCTGCCAGTTTAAGTGTCGAGGCCGATATTTGATGTTTTAGAAATGTATTTTCGGTTGCATCAAAATGATATTCTTGGAAATATTGGAGAGAATCATCTATACAATCTTCTACTTGGTCATCATCAATATTTAATTCTACCACCGGCCAGCCAAGTTTTCGTTTACAATAATCTTTAAAAGTTGTTCTAGTAGTTGGTTGTGTCATTTCGTTGCCTCTGCAGATATAGTTATAATTCCTTCTGCTACTCTTTCTATTGTAGTAGTATCGCTTTGTGTATATTCAACATCATAAACATAATTACCAGGAGAAACGGCCGCAGTCTGTGTCGCAGTCAGAGAAATTGTTACATTTGATCCCGCAACAGCAGTTGTTAAAGCAGTAATATTATTTGATGAGTAGTAAGATTGACGCATCTTAGCGGAAC